CGCTTGTAATGACAGATGCCGCACCAGCCAAAATAGGACCACCAGTAGCCGCCGCCCCAGTCACCACGCCTTTTGCAAGCGTGCTTTCCATAACCTTACCAATCAGACTTTCAGCTTGCATCCCTTGTAAGAGTGCTTGATTTGCTTTACCTGTTGTCAATACGTTTGCCCGTGCTTCTGTGACTCGCTTGGAGACCTCAAACAAATCCCTGAGTACATCTGCCGAATCTTTGCCTAGCGTATCTACAATGGTCTTAAAAACAGGTGGGTTGGCTCTTAGCTTGGGATATAGATCAGCAAACTCAGAGAATCCAAAGCCACCCTTTTCTGCACCTCTTGCCGATCTGGTGACCGATGCCAACGCTGTCGCCAGTGTTTCTTTGCGCAAATCATCAGGTACAGTTTTCAAAAGGCGGTTAAATTCTCCAGTATCACCTTTGGCGGCACTGGTAATCGCTGTTCGCATCTTGTTGGCAACACTACCTTCAATATCTTGACCAAACGCATTAACTATACGCTTGCCAAGTGCTCTCTCTTTGGCGTACAAAAGATTAGCGGCTCGTAGTTCTTGCCGCAATGTTTCGCCACCAACATTTCCAACATTGGTCAGTTGATCGTCAGCTAAAGCCGCATACAGACGCTTTAAATCAGCTTCAGCCATACTGCCATAAGGCGATTCCAACTTATTGATTGCGTTGCCAATTAACTGTTTTTCGCGCTTCAATCGACCATAGGTCACATTGCCAGCCTCAATCATCTTTGATAGATTACGTTCTGCTACTGACATTCCAGCATCGCCAACTTCAGCTTTAACCGCATCAAGTGTTTCACGCAGTTTTGGCAAATCAACCACAGTTGTCTTTGGCACTTTTTCATCGACTGAGTTATATATTTTCCCTGCCGCAGTGTTAAGGTCTGAACGAGTCTTGGTCAGCGTATCTTTAATTTTTTGCGATACCACACCAGGCGCAACAGCACCCTCGACAAAAGTTGCATCAAACTGCTTGATTGCATCATCTGCTTTGTCAACAGCTTGAGATACTGTATTACGCCATGCGGCCTCTGGGTCACCGCCAGCAACAGAACGGGTCAATCCAGCCGCCGCCCTTACTTGTGGGTTGTCGCTGAACACATCGGCAGGCAGTTGGATGCCAAGTCGGTCGGCTGCTTCTTTGGCTGCCACGTTGACTTGGGCAAGATCGGCCAGCCTGTCGCGCGCGCCAGCCGAGCCGAAGCCTGTGCCGGATGCCTTCTTGACCAGATTGCCGACTTCTTCCTCGGTGATCTCTGCCACGACTGGAGCCACTGCTGGTGCTGCGGCTGTCACTGGTGCTGCTGGTGCTTTTGGTGCACCAACTGAAGCGCCCTGCTTGATAGATTCCAAGTTAACGACTTTTCCAGTGCCTTTGCCAACTGGAACGAGCGCCTGGATGTATTCATCTTTGTTGAGAACGGCTGCGGCATGACGGTGATTGCCGTCAATGATTCGCATGTTCTCATCCAGTCGAATTGGAAGCACGTCCTCAACGCGATCAATGTCCTGAATGGACTTTGATTTTGCAATCTTTTCTGCTGTTCCCATCGATGATGCATTGAGATAGTCCTCACCGAATTGAGTTGGGACTGCGTCAGATGTTTTCACCATTCTCAGCTCAAAGTCAACGTCAGGAGCTGCTTGCGCTCGTCGACTGATGGCGCTAAACACATCTTTTGTCTCAGGCGCTTGAGCGCGGCTCTTTTGCACCCAGTCATCGAACAGGCTGGCTGTTTTGCTTGGGCCTGCTGGAGCCTCTGGGACGGTTGGTGCTGCCTCTGGCATTGTTGCGGCCACTGGTGCTGCTGGAGGCGCTTCTGGAGCCATTGCTGTGCCCATTGGAGCGCCTGGTGCGCCTGCTGCTGGCGCAGGTGCTGGTGCGCGTCCAGTGACGCGCTGCACGCCCTTCTTGACCGCTTGGACGACCGGAGGTGCGACGCGCTGAATGATCTGCCCTGCTGGGCCTGTGGCGGTTGCTACGGCTATTTCTGTGGGGCTAATTTCTCCACCAGTTGCGGCTTGTGTGGCCTCGATTGCCGCTTGGGTCAATCCAGCCGTGCCAGCCGCACCAGCAAGTGTGGTTGCTCTGCCTGCTGGGGTAAAAGCCAGCAAACCACCAACAGCACGGGGAATATCTCCCATAGAAAAGCCAGGCGGGATTACATATTCTTTTTGGTCAACCGATGACTTTAAGATGTAATTGCCCTTTGCATCCTGCCGCACACCAAGTTGTGGAAAGTTGGATTGCAAAATCTGCACAGTTTCTTTTGGGTTGGACAGTAAACTGCCAAGCGCAGACTTAAAACTTGCCACACTCATTTGATTGAGTTCTGGCATTCCTGTCCACTCAGGCAATGCTTGCGTCTCTGGTGTAGTACGGGCACGACCAGTTACTGATTCAGCAATACCCTCAAAAAAGCCCATCTTTGGCGGCTCTTCTGGTGTTGGTGCGCCAGCCGCCTCTAATACACTTTCAGTGGGTGCTTGTTGCTGCCCAGCACGAATTGCCGCCACCCTTGCTTTCAGTTCAGGCGAATCAGCAGGCACACCATCAGGGATGTTGTTGATAGTGATTCCGTCTTTTGTCGTTATTGAATATGGCATATCAATAATCCACAGTTACATTGGGCTGATTAGCCGCTGGTGGGTTTACTGCCCCCCTGCCACCGCCAACGGGTTCTGGGCCAAATACGTTGTCAGGATTGAGTTTGTAATTGGTTACAACAGCATTCAAATCTTTTCTATCTTGATCGGCTTTTTTCTGTGCAGCCTTAAGGTACTGCTGTGCTAAATCAACATACTCTTGACGCTGTTTAGAATCTAATGTGAATAATTGACCACTTTGCAATTTCTGCGAAGTGTTAAGTAGTCTTTCATAAAGACCAGCAGTATCTCTTGCTGTCGCAAATTCTGTCTCACGCACCACAGAGCCAGGGTCAAGCATCTTCATAAACCCAGTAATCAATGCAATATCGCCTGGCCCAGTTTTAGCTTTTGCAGATGCATTGATGTTGGAGAAAGTTGTGCCAAGTTCACCATAAACTTTTGTGCGAGTTTGAAATTCTTTGCGTAATTTTTCTTCTTGTTCAAAGATTTTTGCTGGGTCAGCACCACCAGTTTTCTTAAAGTTCTCCAACTCTAAAACCGCTTTTTTGGTTTCGACTCCAAGTTTGTTTGTCCTTGCTAGGACTTCATTTGTCTGTGCTTTTGTCAAACCTAAATCTGAGGCACGTTTAACAATGGCATCAACTGCTTCACGCTCTGCATATTTAGCTTTAACTGCCGCTTGTTGTGCATCTGCTGTTGCTTTTAGGGCATCTGCGGCGGCTTTTTCCTTTGCGGTGGAGGCTGTGGCCTGTGCAGTTGTAGCATCAGCCTCGGCTTTATCAGCTTTAGCTTTAGCTTCAATTAATTCACTTGGTGCTTTTGCTTCTGCCCTCATTGTGCCGAGTGTCTTATCAACATTTTCAAGGTACTCTTTGCCACCAGGCAACTGAGCCATCATCAATCCAATCGTGGTTTGTGCACCATTTGGATTCAGGTCAATGAGTTGCAAATATGTTTCTGCGGCCTTTGCATCGTTTTCACGGCCAGAATTCCTCAACGCAACGGCTTGATCTTTTAAGAGGTTTTTTGCAATCTCTGGTTGACCAGCCTTCAAAGCAGAAAAAATTTGTCCTGATTGCGCAAGCCGTGTTTGTTGTTGCTCACCAGTCATCATTTCAAATGATTTGCGAACACCCTCAGCCTGATCTTTTGGTAAAAATGCAGTTACCCGAGCATAGTCTTCTGCTGTTGCATTTGGGTCTTTAAAAAGGTTCTCTAATTCAGTTTGTTTTTCTTGTGCCTTCTCTAATGCTTTACGTTCAAGCTCACGCTTTTGTTGTGTGACTTGCATGGTTGCAACATCTGAACCGAGTTTAAAACCGCCCAAAGCCGCCTCAAACGGGCTTTGAACTTCAGTTGCATAGTCAATGGGTTGAATGAATGGGTTTATGGTTGCCATGTTTTATCCCTTAAAACCCAAATCCAACACCTGCTTTACCGCCAGCACCATATTGGAAACCAAGCATCTGAGCAGGCAAGTTGAAGAGTTGGCCATAAGCCTTTGCTTTTCCTAGTGTTCCACCAGCCTGTGCTGCACCTTGTTGAGCCAATAAGTTAGAAATATTTGTACCTGTTTCAACACCTTGTGCGCCAACACCAGCGGCAGCAGCTTGTCCAATTTTCAAAAGATTGGCTTGTGTTTCACGACCAATATCTGAAAAACCACCAAGTCTTCCATACTGGCGCTCAATTTCCTCTTGCAACATTTGTGGTCGAAACTGACTTAATGCGGCCTGTATATTCCCACCACGCAAACCACCAGTAGCTGATGCACGTTGCAGTAAAGCTTCCTCACCAGCTTGAACTGATGCTTGGAAACCACCACCAGTTTCAATTTGGGCAATCGCCTCTCTTTGTCTTTCAGGGCCAAGTACACCAGCCAATGCTTGCTGTTGTTCAAACGCTTTTGGGCCTGCTTCAGCATATCCTGCATATTCAGTCATTGCAGGCACACCAATATCAACATAAGGCTTCAAAAGACTTTGTAAAGCATCAAACTGCCTGCGCTGTTCTGCAATTCCAGCCTCTGCCGCTTGCGATTGGACATCAGCTGCCTGTCCAGCAGCTTTTGCTTGCTGTGAACTGCCAATGAGTTGACTGCCACCTACTACTAGGGCTGTTATTGGATCAGGCATCGCCAAACTCCTTTAAATAATCTTCTAGCGTTTCGCCATACAAAGCCATCACATGATGACCGTGCTTGGTAGCAAAACCAGCCCCATGCACCAGCGAGACCGCCATCAAAATCAAATCGTAATATCCAGCTCGCCACATGAACGACTTAGCATCTGCTTGTTTATTGCGTTCTGCCGTGTCCGAGGCTTGCCACTTGAGAATCATTGTCGCCAGCAAGGGCGTTAAATGGTTGCTGTTTCCAATAAAAAATGCGTTCTGGTGCATACCCACCAGAGTGTTCCAAATGGCCGCATTAAGGTCTTCTCGTGCTACTGTGTCGCCGTCTGCTACGTCATCAAAGACTTGAATTGCGTCATAGACCATTACCAACCATTCAACGGCTGGTTGGGGAAGCATAAAAACCTTGGTCAGGTTCTCTCGCAGTCCATCGGTCATGCACAACTCCTATACAGGGCAGGCCGCTGGATGCCAGAACTCAGCGACTGAATTTTCGCACAAATTGACAAAAGGTCAATCCTCATATTCTTCGTCTTCCCAAGCCTGACAAACCCGCATATCGTTGCAGATAAAGTCCAGCTTTTCGCAGTGACCCCTGAATCCTGCGCCCTTGTCATAAGCTGCCATTGGAATGCGCTCAATCCGTACTTGGGTCATAAAGCTGTTGTCGTAATACTCGCAGTTTGAGCAATGCTTACGCCGTGCGTCTTTTTCATCGCACTGCATAGCTTCTGCCAGCCCTGCGTAGAACTCCTTGTTTGCGCCAGCCTCATTGGTGGGCATTTCAGGACCATAGTTCCAGTCAGCTACCGCAACCGCATAGTTCTTTTTGTTTTGGGCGTTGGTTAAAAACTCCTCATCCATCGGCAGGCCATTGAAGCCCCGCGGGATAACCATAAATTCTTTCATGCTGTTCTCCTTATGAAATTTCTCGGCCCGATGCTCGGATGGTTAGGGATGTTCCCGCCCCTGCGATTGTGGAAATAAAACCACCAACGTCTAATGCCTGACCCACCAACTCAGGGCAGGTATAGGTTTCATCAGGCACGATGGTGCGTGTGTCGATAATCAGGTTCGATGCCCCTGCTGACCCAGAGACAGTGACCAAGTTGCAACTGAAAGTTACATTGTTGGCACTGGTGTTGGTCACCGTGAACTTGTCAATAATTGCCTTGACATTTGTTGCGGTGTATTGGGTGGTTTGGCTGTTCTCTGCCTGTTTTGCAGGGATTAGCACTTTTACTGTAACTGTCATTGGACACCTCCGATATTATTTGAAACTGTCAGGATTATGGACGGAATAGCTGGAACTGGGGGTGTTGCTACAACGGAAAGCAACTCAACACTCAGGCTGGTGGTTGAAAACATCATCTCAACATAGTCACCCGCCTTCAGGTCAAAAAAATAATTTAGCGATGCAAAAATTTCAGCATCATTACCTTGAATCCTTATCTGGCTTGCGCTGTCTGGCACGTCTGTGCCATTGAGCCTAAACCAAAAGTAGAACTCGTCCGTGCCACCCGTGGTCTTGTCCAACTGAAACGAAGTGTCAAAGTTGTAAATGCCTTCGCTGTCCACAATGATTCTTGATGTTGGGCTGCCAATAAATACGCCATTGCTCAAGTCTGTCGTATTGAATGTAATGGCTTTGGCTGTGTTGATGACTGTCGCTGTCTGGGTGGTGGTGTCGTAAAACGACCCATATCTTGCTCGTTTGAACTCCCGTGGTGGTGGGGTCATTTGCAGACCTTCAACCGCTTTATTCAGCTTGTCCACCAATGCCAAAGCCTGATTTGCTTTGCTTTCAGCCAATGCCACAGTAACCGCAGTTTCTTGCGCCAGCAATGCAATCCTGTTCAGTGCGTCCTGTGCCTTTGCGCCCAATGCAGCGTCATTAACTTCAGTTTCTTGCGCTAAAGCAATGATCTGCGCTAATGCTTCATTTGCGCCAGCCGCCGCATTGTCTGCTTGAAACTCAAAGTCAGTTCCTGTGATGACCTGTAATGTGTCGACCGTAGAAAATAAAAGCTCAAACTGCCTAATCTGTTGCTGGTCAGTCAGGAATGTAGCAAGTT